ATCGCCTATGATCGCAAGGAATTGGCACAGATCCTCAAAGCCTTCAAAGGGATGGATGAAGAAGCAACGAAGGCTGCTCAGGAAGTTGGGTTTGAATTTTCCAAATGGATATTCGGCGAGATCAAACAGGCTGGCTACACTCGCTACATCAATCCAACAGCAGTGCGCAGAATTGTCGATGGCGGTACAGTTTCAAAGACTTCCAAAATCGGAGAAATTAAGTACGGGTTTGCTCGTCAGCGTTTCAGTGGAGGCGGTACAACTCGCCAATTATGGGCTGGTTTCGAATTTGGATCCAAGAAATTTAAGCAGTTTCCCGTTTATTCAGGTCGCTTCGGTAAGGGCGGCAGAGGATGGTTTATCTATCCAACCCTTCGTAAGAATCAGCCTGAATTGATTGCCAGGTGGAACGAAAAGATGGATAAAATTATTGACAATTGGAAGAAGGGTGTGTGATGGCTGAAAATCCCAGCAGAACCCTCTCGCTTAAAATTCTTGGCGATACAAAGAATCTTGTTGATGCCCTTAACAAAGGATCTAAGGAAACCGAATCGTTTGGCAAACAAGTCGGAGATATTTCAGCCAAAGTGGTCAAATCGTTTTTGGCTATTGGTGCAGCAGTTGCCGGATTTTCCGCGATGTTTGCAAAAGCCGCTGCTGAGGATCAAGCGGCTGCCAATAAACTTGCTCAAACCCTAACAGCAGTCACAGGGGCAACTGATAAACAAATAAAGGCTGTCGAACTTTACATAACCAAAACTTCACTTGCTACTGGCATCACTGATGACGAACTGCGCCCAGCATTTGAAAGATTGGCAAGATCGACACAATCAACCGAGAAATCTCAAACCCTTCTCAATCTTGCCCTGGATCTATCAGCCGCAACTTCAGCGCCATTGGAAGCAGTTACTAACGCATTGGGTAAAGCCTATGATGGCAATTACACAGCCCTTAATCGATTGGGCTTGGGTATCGATCAAAGCCTTATCAAATCAAAAGATTTCAATGCCATTTATCAATCCTTAAACAGCACATTTGGCGAATTCAGCGAAAAGAGATCTGAACAGGCAATTGTCAAATTCCAAATGTTGCAGGTTGCCATTCAGGAAGCAAAAGAAAGAGTTGGGGCTGCCCTATTACCAATTTTCATCAAACTTGGGGATTGGTTGCTTAATGAAGGTGTGCCTAGACTGGATGCGTTTATTGCTGGATTGACTGGCGATAATTCACTTTCATATTCATTTTCCATAGCACAAAAGCAAGCAGAAGAATTTGGCACAAAAGTAAAATCTGTAATTGAGACAATTGTTAAATACAAGGATGAATTGATTGCTGTTGGAGTTGTTGCTGCTGGCATATTTGTCGCAACAAAGATTGCCGCGGGTGTTCAGGCAACAATTATGTTGATTAAGGGATTGATTGGTGTCTATAACGCACTTCGCGTTAGTGCTATGGCAGCCGGAATTGCATCGGCATTTGCACTAAATCCTGCCCTGGGTATCGGCGTAGGGGTTGCCGCAATTGCCACAATGGGCGGTTTTATTCAAATGCTAAATAATCAAAGCGATGCAATCGGCGGGGGTGGCGTTTTAGAAGGCGGCGTTGGCTTAGGCAATCGACCACTCGGCGGAATGATTGGCGCTGGCGGCACAGGCGGTGCAGGTGCTGGCGGTGGTGGCGGAGGATTTAGCGGAGCGGGTGGCGGTTTAGGTGGAACCCAATCGTTAAGCAGCATTTCAAATGGATTGGTTTCATCGCCTGAAGATTTGGTTTCGCGATTAACTTCCGTCAGTGATCGTATTTCTCAAATCCAATTTTTATACGACACCGGACAAATATCAAAATCTAAAGCGCAATCAATGCTTGATGTCGCACAAAAGGAATTTTCAACTTTACAGAAAATTGGTGAAAGATTCCAAGCACAAAATGTTGCTCCAGGTGCAGGCATAAGTGGCGGAGTAGGTCGCGGTGAATATGCCAATGTCACAATCAATGTAATGGCTCCTTCAGTAATCGATGAGGATGGTTTTAGTCGCGCTGTTCAGAATGCAATTCAGAATGCTGAGCGCCGCGGAACTTATACAGGTGGCTTATGACAGTTTTTACCCCTGAATGGCGGGTGAAGGTCAATGAAACCACAGTTACTAGCGCCACCCTTGCAAACTTACAAATTGTCGCAGGCAGGCAATCAATCTATGAGCAACCAGCAGCATCCTATTGCTCAGTCAATTTGATCACTATCCCATCATCAGCCATCACTTATGAGATCAATGATGCACTGACAATAGAAATTAAAGATTCAACTGGCACTTATGTGAGTTTATTTGGCGGATTTATTTCTGATGTCAATGTTGTTGTGACCAGCCCTGGATCAAGTCAAATTGTTCAGGAAGTCAGATTGATTGCACTGGGCGCACTGGCTCGCCTGGTCAGAGCGAATTTTACAGGCAATTTGTCAAGCGATACCGATGGAAATCAGATTTATGCGCTGTTGCAAAATGTGGTTTTGAATGCTTGGAATGAAGTGCCTGCATCCCTGACCTGGGCAACTTATGATCCTGCGACTACTTGGGCAAATGCTGAAAACACTGGATTGGGTGAAATTGATCAGCCAGGTGATTATATGTTGGATTCACAAAACAATCTCAATGGGTCGGTTTATCAATATGCCGCTGCTGTGGCAACAAGCGGTCTGGGTTATTTATACGAAGATGCACAAGGGCGAATTGGTTATGCCGACAGCACCCACCGCAGTCAAGCCCTGGCTGCCAACGGATATGTTGATCTCGATGCAAATCAGGCTTATGGGGCGGGATTAGAAATAACAAAACGCGCTGGCGATGTGCGCAACAAAATCTCTATCATTTACGGATCCGCTGGCAATTCATCTGTTACCGATTCTGATGCAGAATCAATTTCACTCTATGGCGAATTGGCTTCGACCATTACAACCACCCTAAAAAATCAGTCCGATGCGACAACCCAGGCAGCCTTTTATTTGGATCTTCGAGCCTTTCCACAATTTGAATTTCGGCAGATAGTTTTTCCGCTTGGCAACCCTGAGATTGATAATGCAGATCGAGATGCCTTATTGGGTGTGAATATGGGTATGGCGGTCAATATCGAAAACTTGCCGCTCAATATGGATGAAGGATCATTTCAAGGATTTGTCGAAGGTTGGACTTGGCGGGCAGGGGTGTCAAGCCTAACTTTACAAATGACAGTTTCGCCATTGGCTTATTCACTGCAAGCCTTCCGCTGGGAGAATGTGCCAATCACCGAATATTGGAACACCATTACACCAACCCTGACCTGGGAAAACGCTACAATTGTCACCTAAAGGAGAAATGATCAATGGCTAACCCCACTACAAATTTTGGCTGGCAAATGCCCACAAATACTGATTTGGTGAAAGATTTACCAGCAGATTTTGAGGTATTTGGTCAAGCAGTCGATACCAGTTTGATGGATCTAAAAGGCGGCACAACTGGTCAGGTATTAAGTAAAGCATCCAATACCGATATGGATTTTACTTGGGTCGCCCAGGATGATTCCAACGCAATCCAAAATGCAATTGTTGATGCAAAAGGTGATTTAATTACTGCGACGGCTAATGACACACCTGCTCGCCTAGCAGTCGGCACTAACGGACAGGTTCTGACAGCAGATTCAACACAAAGCACAGGACTCGCTTGGACAACTATTTCAAGCGGCGGTATTACGCTTTTGAGCACAACGACACTTTCAGGCACCTCTACTACAATTTCAAGCATCAGTCAAAGTTATACTAATTTATTTATCACCTATTACGGCATTACATTATCAACGGCGGATATTGTGAGATTTAAATTAAATAATGATTCAGGTGGAAATTATACTTATCAAAGATCAAGCGGCAGCACAACTAGCACTCTTGGCTCAAACACTTATATCGACGCATTTTCTTCGGCTGCAAACCAAAGCACAACAAGCACAAATAATTCCGGTATTCTGCGAGTATGGAATTACACTTCTACTTTTCCAAAACCATTTGAGGTGGTTGGCACAAATATTAGTTCCGCTTCTGCGGATTTGACTATGACTGGTAGCGGTTACTGGAAGAATACAAGTGCGATGACTTCTTTTGTCATTTATTCTAATGGTGGGGCAACTTTTAACGCTGGAACCGTTTTGATTTATGGAGTAAAATAATGAGCAGACCAATGGTAAGAATCCACAATCTTGAAATCGATGAAGTAATCGACCGCGAAATGAATGATGATGAGTTTGTTATCTATCAAACCCAACAGAAAACAAACGCACAAGCGGAAGCCGAAGCACAAGCAAAAGCCGAAGCAAAAGCCGCACTTCTTGAACGCTTAGGCATTACCGAAGAAGAAGCAAAACTTCTTTTAGGCTGATGGCTAAACTCTGTGCAGCAGGTGAGCAACTTCGCAATCAGGTAAATTCAGATTACCCAAACAGATCTAAAAAATCTGACGGCTGGGTGGCGGATCAGCGGCATCTTGCTAAAAAGGTCAGCGATCACATACCGGATCCCAAATCACAGATTGTAAGAGCAATCGATGTGACTGCTGATCTTGGCGGTCATCCTGAAGATGTCTATGCGCTCGTCAATAGCATTCGCCGATGTGCTAAACGCGGTGATAAGCGCATCAAGTATGTGATATTTGATGCCAAAATTGCATCACCTATTTTGAATTTCAGATG